ACAGGAACAAATGTAAATCTTGGGTTTGCAGGAACAAAAGGAGATAGAAGAGTAAGTGAAACAAATGCATTAGAACAAGGATTGTTAGACCCATACGGACACACAATAAGAAGTATTCCTGACAGAGACGATATAATAACATCCCCTAACCTATCAATCTTTGACCAAGAAGGTAAAACATTTATAGTAGGTGCAGGTGATTTAACACGTGGTGGTGGATTTTTAACTGATGTAGATGGTGTGCCATTAAGGTCACCAGTAGAACTATTAGCAGGTGAAGACTATATGTGGTTGCCTGAAAGTGTTAAGAGAAATTTAGTGTGGGCATCAGAAGAAAGTCAAATTGATAAATTAATTAAAAATGCTGATGCAGTAGCAGAACGATATGACATTGACCCAATATTTATTAACATGCACATGAAACCGACAGGTGGTGACTTTAGTCATCAGATAGCTGACACCATGATACAGTCAGCATTATCACGTTTAAGTCCACTACAAATAGATGAACTAAACGATACAATTAGAAAAGAATCATTTGTGCAACCTAAAGGTAAAAAAGGTGAGCCACCACCTCCACGCAAAATGATTGGAGAAAACTTTCGTGGTGTTGATGTTAGAGACCCATTAGGTAAAGATGTTAGTGGTGATTTAAGAAAAGAAATTATTAGATTAATTGACAGAGACTACAGAATGAATGGTGGTCAAAAATTGAAAGGAACAAATTTAGATGGTGCATTATCTGCTACACAAGCACGAATAGCAAATGCTAAACAAGGACTTTTAGATGCTGAACCACTTACATTAGGCAACATAGCAACAATTGATATGAAAAACCCTAAAGCTGATTACTCAGGACATAGAACATATAACACAGGTTTACGAGGTCAAGCACAAGGAACAATAAAAGAAAATGTACATATTCTTGACCTATTTGATACGAATAAAGCAGATAAAAAAACACCAATAACATTTGATAATATTTCTGCTAACGATTATCGCAAACTAACAATGCAACCAATTGGTGGAAAAATAACTAGTGAAAAACTGGACAGGCTGAAGAAACGACTCGAAGAAACTGGTGGAATAATATAAAAACAATGATATACTACTGCTAAATTAGACAAAGGACATCTTATGAATGAATATGAATTAGCCTTAAAAGAATACATGGACAAACTTAAAGGTGGCTTTCAAGGAGCTATGACTGGGGTTATGGATGGTCTTGGTGGTGGCTCTCCTCTTGCAGGAAAAATAAAAGAAAACAATTTCTTAAAAAGCTTGATGGGTGGTGAGACAGCTACTAATCCTATGACAACTACAGATAACTTAGACCCTGTTAACATGCGTTCAATGGTAAGCACAAACAATGCTAGTGGCACAGACCCATTAATGATGGCAGGAGCTAACGCAGTTGGTGCAGGACTACACGATGTTGCACAACCTGTTATGAACAGTATTGGTTTTCCTGACAGTAGAGGCTTTGATACACCTGCTAACAGAGAGGCATATCAAATGGATGCTACACAAGAATTAGTGAATAGCATGACTGATGCAGAACACAATGTATACATGCAATTAGAAGATTTTCAAAGACCTGCATTTTTACAAGCTATACAAGAGAACAGAGTATCACAATACGAGGCAGAAAACTTTGATAGATTAAGGATGCCATACTAATGTCTTTATCTAATTACACAGGACTTAAAGCTTCGATAGCTGACTTCCTTAACAGAGATGATTTAACGTCAGTAATACCTGACTTTATTACATTGGCTGAGGCACAAATTAACAGAGACATTAGACACTTCAAGATGGAGGCAAGGTCTAGTGGACAACAATCTAGTGGTGATGAGTACATGCAAGTACCTTCAGACTGGATAGAAACAATTAGATTACATCTTACAGGCTCAGGCACTACAGTTGTTAACCTAGTCTCTAGAGATGCAATGGCGGACAAGAGAGCCGCTAACGAGAATGCTACAGGCACACCTCGTATGTACACACACGCAGATGGACAATTCCAATTGTACCCAACTCCGAGTAATGACACAGATTTTGAGTTGCTTTACTATCAGAAAGTACCATCCCTTAGTAGTAACTCAGATAACTGGCTTTTGCTAGAAGCACCTGATGTATACCTCTACGGAGCGTTATTACACTCAGCACCTTACTTAGCAGAAGACCAAAGGGTAGCAGTTTGGGCGCAGATGTATTCTGCCGCAGTTGCTAGATTAAATGAATACTCTGACCAAGCTCGTTATAGTGGGTCAGGGTTAACACTTAAAGTGAGAGGATTAGTATGAGTTTTTCAAACTTCTTAGAAACAGAGATATTAGACCACGTATTTGCAGGTGCGGCTTACACAGCTCCATCTACTAAATACTTAGCGTTGTTTACAGCAGTAGCAGATGGCGAAGCAGGTTCGGTAACTGAGGTAACTGGTGGTGGTTATGCACGTCAAACAGTTGCATTTACAACATCAGGCAACACTACGTCTAATAATGCGGCAGTAGAATTTCCTACAGCTACAGCTAACTATGGAACAGTAACACACGTTGGTGTTTACGATGCTTCATCATCAGGTAATTTAATGGCTTATGCGGCTTTATCGTCAAACAAGACTATTGAAACTGGTGACGTGTTTCGTGTGCCATCAGGTGACTTAGACATTACACTTAACTAATTAAGTAAATGGCTTTTGAGTATGGTGAATCGTATTACGGTTTACGGTCATTCGGCTCAAGTGCAGGTGATGTAAAGGATGCTTCTGCTACAGTAACTGTTACTTCAGGTGCTAATGGTGTAAATTGGATTGTCACTATGGGTGGCGATGCTTCTACGACTGTTACATCTAGTGCCACTTGTAGTGGTGAAGTAGTTATTATTGAAGATACTTCTTCTCGTCTTTATGGCGATTGGCAGTATGGTGTTGGTGTATTTGATGGTGATGACAACTTACAAACAGTAGTCACAGCAACGTCAAGTGCAACAGCAGTAGGTGCTAGAGTAAGAATAGCAACTGCTAGTACAACTGTTAACTCAGGCATGACTGTCGGTGTTAGACGTGTACCTGAAGGTTCAGCACTTATTGATGGTGCATCAACAACTACAGTTACAACTACTGGTAATGGTGCAAGAGTAAGAACTGGTCAAGCAACATCGACTACAACATCTAGCATAACTGAAAGTGTGATGCGTGTTCGCACAAGTCCACAAACAGTTAATGCAGTAGCAACGACAACAGCTAATGGTGTCTTTATGATAAGTGCATCAGCGACTGTTAGCGTTGCATCAACAACTGCGGCAACATGTAATCGTGTTAGATTTGGTTCAGGTGTACCAACAGCAGTAGCTAGTATTACCGTACTCGGATTTGCTACAAGAGGTGGAATTGCATCAACGGGAAGCACTCATACAAACGAGGTAACTGTTGCTAGTGTGAGTGGTGCTAATAAATACTTTGTAAATGGCGTACAACAAGAAGCACAATTCTTAGTTGAAGGCAATACGTATGTGTTTAATTACCCATCAGGACATCCATTAAGATTTTCTACAACCTCTAATGGCACACATGCAAGTGGAACAGAATACACAACAGGTGTAACTCATAACTCATCAACGCAGTCTACAATTGTTGTAGCAGATGGAACGCCTGACTTATATTATTATTGTTCGTTGCATTCAGGAATGGGTGGCACAGCAACAACACCAAACAATTCTACAAACTCAAGCACAGCAAGTGACTCAGAAAAAATATTTCAAGGTCATGCAGTTACACAACCTGAGTCAAGTATTACAGCAACGTGCAACAGAGTACAACGTGTCGGTGGTATAGTATCATCAACATCAGGAACAGCTACAATTGGTAGAGAGAAATGGGAGTTAATAACTAATAACTCTGTAACTTGGACACAAATAGCGGCTTAATATGGCATTAATACCTTTAGACTTACCACCGGGGCAATACAGAAATGGTACTGATTTTGATGCTTCTAACAGATGGAGAGATGCAAGTCTTGTGAGATGGCTTGATGGCTCATTGCGACCTGTTGGTGGATGGACAACTAGAAAAACAAATGCATTTTCTTCAGTACCTAGAGCAATGATTTCTTGGCTTGATAACTCAAGTGACTCGTATTTAGCTTCAGGTACTCACAACAAATTATATTATGTTAACCCCTCACAAACAGTTTACGACATAACACCATCAGGTTTGACAGCAGGAAATGTTAATGGGTCATTAAATCTTGGATATGGTGGTGGTTTTTATGGTCATGGTAATTGGAGTTCAGCACCAACATCATCAGGTGTATATGCAGAAGCTACAACTTGGTCATTAGATACATGGGGTGAATACCTTATGGCGTGTTCATCTAAAGATGGCAAGATATATGAATGGCAACTTAACACAGGAGTTGTGGCACAAGTAGTAGCTAATGCTCCAGTTAACAATAAAGGTTTAGTTGTTACGGAAGAACGTTTTGTATTTGCACTTGGTGCAGGTGGTAATCCTAGAAAAATAGCTTGGTGTGACCAAGAAAACAATACGTCATGGACACCTTCTGCGACTAACCAAGCAGGTGACTTTGAATTACAAACGGTTGGTCAAATTATGTGTGGATTACGCATGAGGGGTAGAACACTAATTCTTACAGATAATGATGCACACGTTGCACAATATTCAGGCTCTCCTTTTGTATATGGCTTTGAAAGAGTTGGTACAGCATGTGGAGTAGCATCAAGAAAAGGAGCTGTAGCAATTGATGAAGGTGCATTTTGGATGGGTCATAATGGATTCTTTACTTTTGATGGTTCAGTAGCAACTCAAATACCTTGTGAAGTTTCAGACTACGTGTTTGATGATATGAGTCATGCAAATATAACAAAAGTATATGCAGTACACAATTCACAACATGGTGAAATATGGTGGTTTTATCCATCAGGAACATCTATTGAAAATGACAGATATGTGGCATTAGATTACAAAGAAGGTCATTGGACAACTGGTGAATTAGACAGAACAGCAGGTGTTGACCAAGGTGTATTTAGCAACCCTATATGGGCAGATGCTAGTGGTAATCTTTACAATCAAGAGACAGGTTACACACATGGCACAACAAAACCTTACGCTGAGTCAGGCTCAATTAGTTTAGGTAATGGTGACAGCATAATGAAAGTTACACAACTTATACCTGACGAAAAAACACAAGGACAAGTAGAAGTTACATTTAAGACACGTTTTCATCCTAATGATACTGAGACCTCACATGGTGCATTTACGCTTGGTAATCCTACAGATGTACGCTTTCAGGGTAGACAAGTGCGTATAAAAGTACAAGGAACAGGTAATGACAACTGGAGGTCAGGAATAATGCGTATAGAAGCTAATGCAGGAGGTAGGCGATGAGTGTTGCAAATCCTCCACCACCACTAGGAAAAGATTGGAAACCATGGGGTGAACGACTTAATGCGTTTATAACGACTACAAGAAACAAATTACAATTTTATAATTCAGATAGTAAAGCTACACAAGATGGCATTATTATGTGGGATGAAGCTCAGGACTGCCCTGTAGTTTCTAAAAATGGAGCGTGGATTAGGATAAAATTAGACCCATGAATATAACAGAAGAATTAATGCGTGGTAAAGCTTGGATAGAGTCAGCACTAAAAAAAGGTGGTGAAACGCATGATTTTAAAGACATAGTAGATGGTGTGCTAAGTGGACACATGCAACTATGGATGGGTGAAAACGGATGTGCAGTAACTGAAGTTATCGTGTATCCTAATAAGAAAGTGCTTCATGTATTCTTAGCAGGTGGTGATAAAGGCTATGGAATTAAACAAATTACGGACATGCACGATGATGCGATGGCATGGGGTAAATTACAAGGCTGTGATG